CACATCGCCTTTGGTTATGCTAAAAACATTATTGGGGGTCGTTGGCCAGAGGGAGAGACTGCTATAAGTAAAAACCCAGAGTCCGCCTTTAATTATGCTAAAAATGTTATTGGGGGTCGTTGGCCAGAGGGAGAGGCTGCTATAAGCAAATATTCAGATTCTGCCTTTGGTTATGCTAAAAACATTATTGGGGGTCGTTTTCCTGAGGGAGAGACTGCTATGAGCAAAGACCCACATCTGTTAAAATTATATCAAGAGATTGTCAACCAAGATGGTTCATGAATCTCAAAGAAGAGTGTCTAATTGTTTGATTGTGTTGTGGATGCGAATAACATAGTTAAATAGTCAGATGCTTTGTCAAGATTAAATATTATTGGGAAAGAAAATTGTTTAATTTTTATCGATCTAAACATTCCTCCGTTTCTAGAAGCCGGGACCTAAGATGGCCAACATCAAATCAAAGACAAAAGCACGTGCAAAAGATATTAAGCGTGCTAGGACTAATGAGCATAATCCTATTCGGATTATCAACTGTTCCAATCAAATGATCCCTGTGCAATTGAGTGCAGAGGGCGAAGACTTTTTTCGTGGACAACAGCAGATACAATTGCAATCAGGTAAAGATGTACTGATTGATGAGAAATATCTGATTAAGGGGCAGGCCGAAAACTTGCAACAACGCGGTTTGTTAAAACTAATAAAACCAACTGTCAGCGAGTGATATTCGCCTTCAATAGAATACGCTCCGTTCTAGCAAAATTACCTTTGAAACATCTAATAATTGCGGAGCTTTGAAACAATGCCAACTTACTTGAGCCCCGGCGTCTACTCAAGAGTGGTCGAAATCGCTCAGCTGCCTAACGCAGCTGGTCCTCTTCGTCCCGGCTTTATTGGTACCGCCCAAAAAGGCCCAGTGAACACGCCAGTATTAATCACTAATGCTCAGCAGTTCATTGATGTCTTTGGAGAGCCCTTCCCCAACAGCTATCTTGGATACGCAGTCCTGGCTTACCTTGAAGAAGGAAACCAAGCCTACGTGCTTCGAATCGGTGTTGAGTGCGAAGAAGGCCAACCAGCTTCTTTGAATGAAGTCTGCATCGACACAAGCGGTTCCCGAATCGAAGGTTGGGGCCGTGTCCCAGTCTTCTCCGGAATCGATGTCGGTCGTTTGACACTGCGTGGTATTGGCAACGGTGCCAACGACAACCCACCACCAGTCTCATTCCACCCGTCCAGCATTTTCAACATCAACTATACTGATGCTAGCCTCAGCTCCACCAATGGTGCGACTGCTGCTACTCTTGGTATTCTTGGGAATTACACTGGCGATATCGACGACTCCTTCACACTCGTCGTCAACAGCGAACCAGACCTCTCTTCAGGAGCAGGCATCGGTGGTTCCGAATTCCAGATCATCCGAAACAGCGACGGTGAAGTGCTCGTGGACGACGTAATCGTCGACCCAAGTGCTAACAACGTCTCGAACTACATCACTATTCCAGACGCTGGATTCAGTGTTCGAGTTCAACTGACTTCAGGCGAACTTGATGTCGGTGACACATTCACATGGAATGTCGAGCCCGATAACCGATCCTTCGCTGTAGCAGTCGAAGGGGCAACGACTCCTAACGTGTACCAAATGCCAACGGCAACGTACACCAGCGTTAATGCTTTCGTCAACGCCGCAAACGCCCTGTTGGTTTCAGAAGATTACATCTTCGTCAACACGGTGCTCGAAGGTGTTGAGACAGCAGAAATCGTCTCGGTCACTGAAGGCGAGAGACTTCAACTGACAGCGACCAACGCTTTTGCTTTGGAAGTCGACACGCAACAATTCGCTTGGGATATCCCACGTGCATTCTTGCTCGGCCTTGATCCAGGTCCTCACATCTTCAGCTCGCAGAACAACCGAGTTCTGTTGAACGTGATCGGCGAAAATGACACCCAACAAATCGGTGTCTCGGTCGCAGCTGGTAACAACATTACCACTGCCTCGATCGTCGGAACAATCGACGGAGCTGGAACAAACGGTGGTGAAGTCTACTACGAAGCAATCGAATTGACAGTACCCGGTGGAACAACCCACTTGGTCATCATCGCTTCCGAAGACCACCAGTACGATACTCTTGAGCTTGAAGCCAACTTCAGTAATATTAAGGTTCTACGATTCGCTGATGAGGTTGATATTCTCAATCCTTATCGCCGAAGCTACCGTGGTTTCTTCGACAGCCGATTGTCGCTGCCAGCTCCTGGTCAGAACAACCCTGCCAACCCGCTTTCCTGCGAAAACAACCCGTTATCAGCGGCTTGTGTCTCGGACACGAACTACTTCCAAAACATCGTTGGATGGTTCGTCACTCCAAGTGCCGGAACATGGGCAGATGACGTCACAGTTCAGCTCTCCCTCTTCACCGAGGGTGTGGGTGACATCGCTGGCCGTTACAAGTTGATTGTTCTTGGTCGTGAAGGAGAAATCCTTGAACGAGTCGAAGACTTCACATTCGACAAGAACGACAGCAACTACGTCGCTAACCTGATTAACCCAGGTTCCAGCGGTGGCGGTCTTCGCGGAAACCTCTACGTTCATTGGGAAGAGCGTCCCGGCTTCTTGAACAATGATCCAAACTTGTCGACTTACGAAATTCGTCAGCCTTCGCAGTTTGCTTCTCGTCAGTACACTGGTGGTGCCAATGGTATCCCAACTGACCCAAGCTTCTCGAATTTGCTGGATGCTGCCGTTATCGGTAGTCCTCAGCTTGCGACTGGTTTGTATGCCTTCGAGAACCCAGAGGGGTTGGAAGTCGATGTGCTCGCTACTCCAGGATTCAGTTCTGGTGCGGTGATTGGTACTGCGATTCAAATCGTCTCGGGCCGTGGTGACTCAGTCTACCTCGTCGATCCTCCGTTCGGGCTTCGCCCACAACAAACGGTCGATTGGCACAATGGTATGCTCTTGAGCGATCTGCAGCAAGCGATCAACACGAGCTATGCTGGTCTTTACACTGGTTGGTTGCTGGTCTTCGATCAGTTCTCTGGTCAGAACATTTGGATTCCACCATCCGGCCACATTTCCGCTGTCTTCAGCCGCAGTGCTCGTGAAGGTGATCCGTGGTCGGCTCCTGCCGGTCTTCGTCGTGGTCGGCTCTTGAGCCCAATCGCGGTCGAATACTCGCCAACTCAAGGTGAACGTGATTTGCTCTACGGATCGGGCAACAGCGTTAACCCAATTGTGAATTTCACTCAAGAAGGACTGACCGTCTGGGGCAACCGAACGTTGCAACGTGGTGAGTCTCCTTTGAGTCGGATGGACGTCCGGTTGCTCGTGAACCGCGTACGACGTGGCTTGGCTCAGTTGCTCCGCAACTTTGTCTTTGAGCCCAACGATCGTGTTTTGTGGTCGCAGGTTCGGGCTTCGATCAATCCGTTCTTGAGTGATATTCAGTCTCGTCGCGGTTTGGTTGAGTTTGTTGTGATCGTGGATGAGAACAACAATACTCCTGAGCGAATTGATCGTGGTGAGCTTTGGGTTTCGGTGATTTTGGTACCGCAACGCTCGGCTGAGATCGTCGTGCTCAATATTGGTGTTACTCGTCAGAGCGTTAGCTTGACTTCGGAAGAAGTCTTGTCGGCTGTTGGCGTTATGAATGGTGGTTAATCGTTAGAGCGATTGTCGTCAATGGGGAGCCCCTAGAAGGCTCCCCATTGGTGTATTTTGGGGGTCACCCCTTCTTTAACATGGGGTGTTGGCGGTGTGGTCAACGCCCCATTTTTGTATTCTTTCCAAACATATTATACTTGGGGAGACATGCTATGGATATTTTCATGACAGTTGAGTCTCTTGACTCGAAACACCGCACCCAGTTTGAACCTATATTACGATCTTGTATCGATGAGACTCAAATCGATCTTGAGCAGAGTATCCCACATTATCTTTATAGTCTTGGGCAGAGTGGTGGGATTATAGGGTTCAATATTTATGGTGATCCTATTGGTTATGTTCTTTATAATCGGCAGCAGAATAAGCCGGTTCTTTTGATGCATTTTTGGGTGCATCCGAAATTTAGACGTCAGAAGGTTGGGGCTCGGATGATGGCTCATATTAGTCGTGCTGAGTATCCTCGTCCGATCATGACAATTTTGAATGAGACATTACTTGCCGCACAATTGTTTTTGAAGTCTCTAGGGTTCGTTTGCACCAAAATTATTAATAGCGATGAACTTAATAATGACCAGTACCAGTTCATAGCGAACTCACAAAATCCCATGAATCGTCTTGCGGTTTATAATCCGCAGATCTTCTAGGAAAAATTACTAATAGCACGAATCATTGTTCAGAGGAATTGCTCATGCCTGGTTTTAACGTTGCACCGTTTGGTGGTGCCCTCCCTGGGGGACCCGCCAATAACATCGAGACTCGCCGACAAAATCGTTGGATTTTTGAATCCTTGGGTCGTGGTGCGGGTGCTTGGACCACAACTGAGCTTTTGCTCTTGGAGTCGGCTAGCCGACCGAAGTTCGAGTTCGAGGAAGTGGAAATGCACCACAACCAAGAAACCGTGTACTTCGCTGGTAAGCACAAATTCCAACCAATGAAAATGCGTTGGTACGATGCTGAGCAAGATCCTGATGTTTCCAAGGGTGTCTATCACTGGATTGAAACAGTGCTAGATATTGGGGACCAGTTGGTTGCTCACCCTCGCTTTTATAAGCGAGAAGGCTCCCTGCGGATGCTTGATGGTACTGGTCAACCTAATGAAGTCTGGTCGATGATGGGCTGCTGGCCGAAAGATTGCGACTGGGGTGACCTGGATTACACATCGTCTAAGATCTGCATGATTGAGTGCACGATGCGTTACGATCGAGCGGTTCGTCAATTCTTGGACGGAAGCTGCCCAACTCCAATCACTCCACAACCAATTGCTCCAAGCTGCCCAGTCGTTTAATACAACTGGTGAAACATGCCTGGATTCAACGTTGGACGATTTTTCGACGACTGTAATGGCGTCGGATTGGTCGGTAATCCCAATTTCCTCGGAAACGGCACTGAAACTGCGAGACGTCATCGTTTTCGTCTTTCAGTGTCGCCGTTGGCTGGTGTTACAGATTTTCAACTGATTATTCCAATCGCTTGTGAACAGATTGACAGACCGACTTTACGGATTCAATCTGAAACAGTATGGAACGGAGCTGACTTTTCTCATGTGCCCCTACGAGGCGAATATGAGCCAATCACAGCTACTTTCTATGAAATAATTCAAGATTCTTCAGCTTCAGTCAGTTCAACCACTTCAGATTATAGCCTGACTTTAGAAGCTCTTCTTCAGTGGTGGACTAACGCTTCATTCAGTGTCCAACATTCCCGTTCTGGTTTTGAAGCAGCCCGTCGTGTTGACGTTCTAATCGAGCAATTGAATGGCACAGGCGGGACGATATGGGCGTATCGTCTCCTCCGTTGCTGGCCGCATATAATGAACCCTGATAGTTTGAGCTATAAAGATTCAGAAATATCCAAGATTCAAGTAACTCTGAACTTTGATAAAGTTATTGAACTCAGACTTCCTTGAACTGCGGAGATCAATATGCCTGGATTTGTTATTGGAGGGCTTGGTGGCAACCGTGGCGGAATAAGCCCCGGTAAGAGGTACTACACATCGTTCTCTTGGGAAATCGATACACTCAGCTCAGCAATGGGCTCAGATGATTCTCAAATCAGAAATGTGGTCGCCCTCCGTACAGCCACCTTGCCCCAAGCGACTTTCGATAAAGTCTCCACTGAAGGCGGGTCAGTAGAATATAAATTCGCTGGTAAACCAAAATTCGAAGATGTTCGAATCTCATGGTATGATACCGTCGACATTAGCCGATATTATCGACGTTGGTATGAACTAATTTTCGATACTGATTCTGGAGTAAAAGCTCCGAACGCATATAAGGGTGATGCTATAATTCGGAAGTATCTCAGTGATCGCCCAGACCTTGGCGACACCAGCCCATTAGCTGCTGGCGTCGATTCTGGAAACACCGAATATAAGCTGTTCGGCTCTTGGCCGACCTCCTTCAAAGAAAGTGAACTCACTTACCTTGAAGCAAGTATCAAGAGCATCGAAATAACAATCACCTATGATTACTTCGAATCGGAATACAAGAATGACTAAAGAGAAAGACATCAATCTGGAAGATGATGGCGACGATCCACGCAGCCCACGACGCCCATTATCCGAAGTCGGCACACCTTCCGTATCAAATAAGGAAGAAGTGAATCCAGATATTCGTGATCTCGGCAAGGACATGTCAGATGATGACTTTCTGAATGCTCTGGCCAACGCACCAGACGAAATGCTCATCCCATGGGAAGAAGTACCACTCCCAAGCGACGGGCTCTACTACGAAGGCTGGAAAAACGGAACCGTTAAAGTCCGAGCCATGACTCAATCGGTCGAAAAAGCCTTCTCCAACCGCCGACTTATCCAAAGCGGCGGAGCAGTCGACAAAATGTTCGAACAATGCTCCGAAATGCCAGGAGGCACGAACCCCCAAGATCTACTCATTGGTGACCGAACATTCCTCTTATACTACATTCGAGGTCTGACATTCGGTAATCTCTACAAATTCGTCGCGAAATGTCCTAACTGCTCGGCTGAAAACAGCCACACGTACGACATGAACGAACTGTACGGCACGGTCATTCGAGCTAATCCCAACATCGGCAACGAACCATTCAAAGTCGTGCTGCCCCACCTCACCGCCGTTTCCGGTCGTGAAGTATATGTCGGAGTGCGATTCCTCCGCCAAACAGACATCGCTAACATCATGGCATCCAGACGCTTTAACAAGCGGCTCGATGGCAACACGGTTCGAGCTGGTAACGTCCGAAATCGGAACCGTCGAGGTCAACGCCCCGGCCAAACAGAAGTCGCATCCCAAGCCGATCAGCTTATGGATGGTTCAGTAGAAAAGACCATTGTGTCCGTCAATGGTAATTCGGAGCCAATGTTGGTAAACCGAATCGTGTCCCGTCTACACTCTCGGGATAATGCGGCCATCAGAGACTTCTTGATGGAAAACACCCCTGGTATTGATACTACCGTAAACGTCACATGTCAGGAGTGCAGTAATGAGGCAATGATGGAATTGCCCATTACTGACGGGTTTTTTCGAACGGCTGACTGATGAAGAGCTTGAGAGTAGGTATGAATCCCTCCTAGAGGAACAATACTTACTAAAGACCCACGCCAAATTGAGCCTCTTCGAGCAGGAACAAATTCCTGCCGAAGACAGGCGATGGTGGATTGAAAGGATCAAAAAAGCTCAAGAAGAGCAAGAAGCTCAAGCAAATAGGCGGCGTTAATGGTCCCTAATGCTGAATTATCAAACCTAATTTAGCATTTTTAAAAGGTGAACCAATGGCCGCATGTGACTGCTATCTAGCAAATTCATTTCCACGAATAAGTGGTCGAACTGGTAATCTAGTCGACCTCAACGTGGACTTCTACAACAACGGACGACTCGATGATCCATTCTGGATTCAAAGAGTCGAGATCTACCGTTGTAAAGTAGCTCCCGAAAATCTGGAAGCTGTGATCCCATTCGCCGACTGCGGAGATCCCCTATATCCAGCACCAGCCTGCCAAGAAACATTGCCAATAGACATCGGACAATGCGGAACAGCACCACCACCCGATGGTATCCCAATCCCAGGGAAATATCACCTACCATTCCTTATCCCATCAGACTTCAAAGCCCCAGAGGTCTACATCGACGTCTGGTACTTCTACCCACGTAACCCATGCATCGGCGACCAATGTCCAGCCGAATGCCCACCAGACGTTCCGGTCACATCCGGCACCAACCCACCATGTGACTGCACCGACCCAATCTACGAAGACCAACTCGTTACATGCTGCCACCGATTTTGGGTCTACCCAGACGCATGGCTCTGCAACGATGGCCTACAAACCATCAACTTCGGTTTCGAACCTCTCAATGTTCGATTCAACAGCCCCGAAGTCAAGCCTCTCGAAGTTGGTCTGATCCCGCTGCCGGTTTACTCCTACAACAAGAATCTCGTAGACCCATTGATTCCTTTTCTGAAGGCATCTATTACGGTCGGTACGCAGTATTGCGATGTTCTGGTCCAAGATGCTGAAATGGATCTTGGGTTCCGTCAAGGCAATTATCGAACCAACCCATGGGTTGTGAAATGGAACCTCGACACTAGCACCTTCATTCGCGGGACTTACTGGTACCAGATCAAATTGACACTGCCAGATGGAACCACACGTGTTAGTAAGAAATTCTGGTTCGAAATTCGCTAACACCCACACAGGTGTTATTATTGTATGCGGTACAATATTCCACCTGAACGAATCGAAGCCTGGGTAAGGGCCAATTTCAAGGTCCACAAGACCCGAAAGAATGGTGACGAACTGGTCATTATCAACCCCCTAACCGGGCACGATAAACCACGTTTGAACATCAATCTCAATGGCTCTCTGCACGACTGGGGCGGAGACGAATGGGCGGGCGACCGCAATCCCAAAACCGGGAAACGCCCCTGCCATATAATCCGATTCGTTCAGCTATACCGCAACACGAGCTTCCGTGAGGCTCTCCGTGAACTCGTGGGAGACGCAAGCCTCTCACACGCCTATCAGTCTTCAGGTGCAACGGAAACTAAAGAAGAAGCCACGGAGACGTTTTCGATAGAGATCCCCTCCGGGTTTCGTCCTCTTAATAACCCAGACAGCCTCGCAAAACGCCCCCTCTGGAATTATCTATTATCTCGTGGCTACACCGAGCACGAGATCCTAGAACAGAACCTCCACTTTCGAGGCTCGGATATCCTTTGGTTGTACACAGAGTTCGGCGATCTTGTGTACATGCAGAGCCGGAACATCTATAACAAGCAGTTCTGGTTTCCTTCTACTGATGTCAGGAACGCCAAGGACGAGAAGATTGGCGAATTAGAAGTGACTCGTGATCATGTTTTGTACGGCTTCGACGAATGTCCAAGGGCCGAGTACATCATTCTCACCGAGTCGATCTTCGATCAGAATACTCTTGGGCGGCACGCTTTGTCTTCCGGTGGGGTGATTCTAACTGATGGTCAATTGAAACGGATTAAGTTGATAGGCCCCCGTCAGGGCGTTGTGCTTGCACCTGACAATGATAAACCGGCTATTGAGAGTGTTATGGAGAATGGTCCGAGGCTGGCGAATATGGGGTATAAGGTATTCTTTTCGATTCCTCCGCAGCTTCCGTACATAAAGAATGGCGAGGAAGTGTTCACGAAGGATTGGAATGAGCTTTATACGGGATTAAAATTAACGAAACCCCAGATCGTTGCAACAATGAATCAGAGGTTGGTTCCTTTCACTGAGAAGAGCCGCCTCCAGTTACGTCAAATGGTTTTTAGACAAGGCAAGGCACAGAAACATGTCCACCGCAGCTCATTCCTCTCATGATGATGGTCTTAAATGGTCCCGCGAAGAGATCAGTGCGTGGCTTGATGCTCAATGCCCAGAGCTACAAAAGACTTGCCGTGAACTTGGTCGCAAGTGGGCACAAGAAGGTAGGGACTTGGTCGCTGGCTTCAACATTGTCCGTTACGTATGGGAAAAGGATTTCGAGGCTAGGGCACAAGCTGCTCGTCAGCCCCGTCAGCCCGCGATTCAGTCTCAGTCTTCGGCTCCAGGATTCCTTGGCGTTGTGCAAGATTACTACCTTGCTCGTCAGGAAGCTAGGATCTACGATAATCTGGCCAATATGGATCAGATGTGGAATGGAAAGCGGAAATCAATGTGGGCTCCTTGAGCCTAGCGATCCGAGCAAGAGGTAGCCCCAACGGCAGCCTCAGACAGAATCCAGTGTGCCTAATAACAATTTGTTGTGACCAGCATCCCAAATTCTTCGGAAACCATTCATAAACATGTTTTCGGCTTCGGTTTTGTTTGGATCGAATTTATCCAATTTTTCTTTGAGTTTGTGTTTTTGATACTGGATTCTATTATAAACAGAGTTGGATTTTATGTATTGGTAGTTCGGTCTGGTTTGGTCTATTAACTTAAAACCGGATCTAATGTAACTCATACCTTGTGAAAATCTTCTATCTGCATAGGTCATGATTGAAATGGGTTTATAGTCTGTTACAAACCTTTTAATCATTTTATCCAGACCCCCAACAATAACACAATCTCGGTCATATGCTGTCCTGATTATTTCCCATTGATGTTTTTTGTGTGGCGATAGCGAAAAAACCGCTACCAATTTAGAAGAAAACCACATCCCATATACAATCTTAGCTGATCTATAACCATGCATGTGATTATTATTCAAAAAATCGATTGATTCTTTGTTGGAGATCTTTTTAATCACACATTTTCTAGCGAATATCCTATTAGACATACCAATTTTCGATTTTATCATTGATATGATTAGGTCTATGTTACCAATGACTTCCTGATCGGTAAATTGCAATAACATAATATTATTTGCTGCAGCTAGATCGCATTTCGTTTTGTGTTTGTATTTCTCTTTGTGCAGTTCTGGTCTATTGTACGAATGATAGTATATCCCATTACACTCTATTCCAATATTATAGTCTGGAATTAAGATGTCTATTTCATATGGTGATATGGCTTTCCTATCCTCTGTGATTATTGATACCCCCAATTTCGAGATGGCATTTTCTAGGTCGTTTTGACATTTGCTCGCCCCACATCTTCTACATCCTACTATACCACTACAATGTGCTGAAGCAAATTGTTCGAATTTACCATGTTCTGGGCATACTATCTCTACTTTTTTGCCTGAGCCAGTATATTTTGATATAGAATAGTCATATTCATTTTTCTGAGATTGTCTCGATTTTTCAATAAATTCTTCTCTTGAGGCTACTAATTGATCTTTGATACTTATTCGAGCACATTTGGGGCAATTACCTGGTTTGTTCTTAGAAAAATGTCTAGATGGCAATACTTCGAAATCACCATGTAATTTACATGTTATTGTTATTTTGGTTTTGGAATCAACATATGTTGATTTGCTGTAATCATATCTGCTTCCATGTTTTTCTTTAGATTTTTCTAAGAAGTTGCTTAAAGACTTTTGGTGATGTTTGTCAGCAATGCTTTTTCCGCATTTTTGGCATCCATATTTAGATTGAAGATGTATACCCGCTTTTTGTTCAAATTTGCCGTGTTTTGGACAAATTATCAAGACTGTGGATCGCAATGTTTGACAATCGACCAGTGAATAATCGAATTTGTCTCCATGTCTTTTTCTAGCTCTTTCAATGAATTGTTGATTATTCATAATCTTAGTAAATATAAAAGGTTACTTATTGATTCTAACAAGATATTTTTGAGAAACGATGGCATTTGATCCCAACCTATATGCAATACAAATAGCTCTTTCTATTGACTCTGGTGAGGCTTTTAAAGCTGTAGATGAGTTAGAAAGTAGAATTGGTGGTATTGAAGAGTCTCTGTCTCGTGCCCTCACTCAGACTCTTTCTGGTGTGGTCGATGTGACGTCAGAGATTAGCCAATCTCTGGGTGCCATGACAGGCATTATTGATGATCAGAATCAACGGTACGTCGATCAATTTGATCAATTAGGCGAGACTCTTGAACGAAATACTGAGGCTACCGATGAGATTCAGAAACAGTTCGATCTGAACGAAGATCTGCAAGAGATTCGAAAAGAAATGTTCGAGTTGGATGAAGAACGCCAACTTTTACAACAATTGGCTCTTGAGACGATTGCCAGTGAACAATTCTCCGCTCAAGAATTAGACGATATTTATCAGGCCATGGGTCTCACGCTTGAGGAGATTGATGAGTTACATGAGCGTCATGGCGATAATATCGACAGAAATACTACTGGGTCTAGAAGGTATCGCACCGAATTTCAAGAATTGCTTAGGACTATAGATCAAGTGTCTGATGCGATGTTCGCCAATGCAAATGCATTGGGGAACATGACCAAACAAGCTGAAGACTTTGTAACAGCCAATTTCCGAGCATATGGAACTCAACACGATCTCTTGAATGCTGTTGCTCAGACTTCAGCTGAATATGGGGTGTTCACAGAACAAACTCAGGAAGCTTATAAAGAATTGATGGGAATTAAAGTCCCCATTCAACTTCTTGATGAGTATGCTGGAATGGTCGCTCAAACGTCTCGGATCACTGGGGTCAGTATTAAGGGCCTAGCAGAGTACACCCGCACGATGCGTGGGGCTGGTCTTGAGCTTGGTGATTTGGCATATGTCATGAATGTTACCACCGCTGCCCAGGAAGCTTTTGGCTTGACTGCCGCAGAAGTCAACAAGGTCTTGACAGAACAGCTCGATAAGCTTTCTTTGATGACGTCGATTTATGGTAACGAGGTCCCGGCTGATATGGCTGTGGCTCAATCGATGTTCGCAGGGCTAGCGAAACAGGCGGGAGCCACAGCCGAAGCTATCAGCAAGATCAATGAGATAATGTATGCCACAGGTTCCGAGGCTTTGGTACTTAATGGCAAATTGGGGCCGACATTCGGGGAGGGCACAGAAGGAAGAGCACAAGCTATCACTGATACTTTCAGCAAAATGGGCATGGAGCTTTATAATGCTCAGCAAAGTAGTGAGATGACCAGGGCTGAGCTTGATATGTTGACTATTCGATTGGGTGCTAAGGCTAAGGCCCTGGGTGGTAACATTGATATGGTAACATTCTACCGTAATCTGATTAAAGAGAGCGGCGGTACTATTGAAGGCATGACTGCCGCTATGGAGAATATGCGTGCTGAACATGTAAGAATACAAGATGAGCAAGCAGCATTCAATGACTCGATGAATACTCTTTATGCTTCAATTCAAGCATTAAATGCTTCGATATGGGCTTTGGTTTCACCTTTCGTGAATTTCATTGCTCAAGGCATGATCCCGATCATTAGTACAGCCGCCTTCTTGATTGATACGATCGGCAATGTTATTGGTATCTTTACCGGTCTTTGGGCAGCTTTAGAGGATCTAATCCCACCACTTTATTATGTGCGAATGGCTGCTGCCACCCTTGTTGCAGCATTCATTTTAATCCCGCCAATATTAACTGGGATTATCGGACTAATGAGCGTTGGAGCCAACGTATTCAATATATTCGGTGCTTCTATCGCTTTTGTGCAGACCAGAATGGCCGGGTTCTTCGCAAGAGCGTCAGTCGGATTAGCACAACTTGGCACAATGTTCATCTCGTTCATGACAACGCTCGGTGCCGGTCTTAATGCCCTAGGAATGGCTATAGCACCTGTCATGCTTCCGTTATTAGCATTAAGCGGAGCACTCTTATTAACGGCTACTGCTGCTTACGTGTTCGCTCAAGCGACCGCAATAATCGCTGAACAAGGATGGGCCGCTGCAGCCGCTATGGCTGGTATAGTCGTGTCAGTAGGATTACTAGGATTAGTCTTGGTCGGTCTTGCAACACTTGCCCAAGGCCCGATTGCATTGGGACTATTGGCTATTAGTGTTGCTCTTCTAGCTGTTGGTGCCGCAGCTTACATGGTCGGAGCTGGTATCAATCTCGCGGCTACTGGAATGGCCACACTATTGAATGCTATTCCCCCTGATATCGGGGCTCGATTCTTACAATTAGCAGCCGGACTCACGGCTCTATCATTAGTCGCCTATTTTGTCACACCCGGTTTACTATTATTGGGGTACGGCTTGGCTGCTATTGCCTTACCAGCCTTCATGGCTGGCTATGGAATTCAATCTTTGGTAACTGGGCTACAAGCTTTGGCTGAGATCGAACTACCCGATCTCGGGGGCAAACTGCTACTACTAGCAATTGAAATAGCAGCAGGGGCTTTGATTCTTAGTGCTGTGATGACCCCATTGGCCTTGGCTGGTGTTGGTCTGTACTTGTTTGCTACTGGACTTCAACAATTGTCTGGCTTTGAGGTTCCTGATCTTGGTGGTAAGTTGATTGCTATGGCTGGTGAACTCTGGGTTGGTGCTATTATTTTGGGTGCTGTGATGACCCCATTGGCTTTGGCTGGTGTTGGTCTGTACTTGTTCGCTACTGGGCTTCAGCAATTGTCTGGCTTCGAAGCTCCTGATCTTGGCGGTAAGTTGATTGCTTTGGCTGGTGAACTCTGGGTTGGTGCTATTATTTTGGGTGCTGTGATGACCCCATTGATGGTGGCTGGTGCTGCTATTTGGGTTTTCGCTAAAGGTTTGGAATCTCTGAGTGGTATTGAGATTGCCGGATTCGGTGGAAAATTAATTGATCTTGCTCTAGAGATGGCACTTGCTGCTGCGTTGATCTTGCCCGCTGCTGCCGTCTTGGCCATGTCTGCCCCGGCATTAATTGCTGCTGGTGCTTCGCTTGCTATTGGTGGCGGTGCAATGTTAATAGGCGCTATAGCACTTGGTTTCAGCACGAGTATGTTGAGTCGGGCCATTGAGAGTCTGGCTGGATCTAGTGAGATATTAGTTGGCTTTACTGCTGCGGCTGAAAGGTTCGCTGCTTTGAATTTTTCGGCTTTGAATAGTAGTGTTGTGCAGTTGGGCAATGTGTCTACTAATATGGTTAGTCACATTGATAGACTGGTGACTGCGGCTGTAAGAATGGAGAACACTCAAATTGATGCGAAAAACTTTGCTGATAGTCTTACAACTGCTGCTTCACAATTGGATGATGCGGCTAAATCATTGCAAGGCCCTGCTGCCACTTTGACTACTGAGATTGACGGTATTGTTCAACAGGTTGAACGGTTGATAGCCGCTGAAGCTCAGATTAAGGAAATCGGTAACGATATTGCTGAGGTAATTCAACAGCCAGCCGATAATACTCAACAGCCTAATGAGATGCGTAATGTTGAGCGAGTCAATGAAGCGTTGAATGCTATGGTTGAAGTTAAACAAGACAATGGAGAAATGGTTGCTCTACTTGCCCGTCTCGTTGAACTTATGGAAGCTGAAGCTGAAGCTGAAGGTCGTAAAGACCGTGAGGGCTTCTTCCAGAATGAAGGTGGTAGTCAACCTAAAGGTGATAAATTTAAGGAAGCGGGGATCGACTTATGAGCAGCCGTTATTTAATCACAAAAGATAGCGAGATAATTGAAGACGTTCAATTATTCTTAGCATATCGTAGTCAACAGGTCGAATTTCAGTTTCCGCCAACGATCGAGAATGATTCAAGGCGTGTCAACTGGAAAACCGATAATATTCCAGGCCGTGATCCAATTGCGGTTTATGAGAGCAACTCTGCTCGTGAGTTGACTTTGAAAATCGAGTATATCGTCGAAGACCCGAGTGTTGAGAACAATGGGCAGATCTGGAGCATTGGTAAAATCAAGCAGCAGATTAATCTATTGAAAGGTTATTTCACTGGTGTGGTTGGTGCTCCGGCTAGAGAAGGTGGCAGTTTTGTGGCTGCTGGCTCTATGACAGCATACTTTTGGCATACTCGGATAACCGGTACTAGTGGTTGGAGTGTTCGTATTGGCAATGTTAGCACATCATATAAAGGCCCGCAAATTGGTGGGGGTGGTGACAGTCATCCATTGAAGACCACTTTGAATGTGGATATTGCAACTGTGAGTTTTGGTACGCCGGAAAATCCTGAGGCATATTGGGATGGTTTGAAGCCCTTCCCAGAATACGAGGACTTGTGGTTCTAAAATGACAAGATATGATAACGCCGAAGACGTCTATTACAGAGGGTCCGAAACCAAGGCCCGTCTTCGCAACTACTCTTGGCTGCGAGTCCGACCTATCGACTCAGATATTGGCGCTTTTAAAGTGACCACTCAGACTGCCGGATCGCCTCGTCGCATAGCTCAACAGATTTATGGTGATCATCGCCTTTTTTGGGTTTTAGCATTATTTAACTCGCGATGGTACAGCGATGCTAGAGCCACATCTGTATTGAATTGGCCCGTAGCTGGCCAGATTCTATATTATCCTAGACGATATGTCATCAATCCAACGTTGACTTAATTCCGAGGTTTTTGGCCGACTTCTTGACCCTTAGCATTTAAATCCATTTTGCTTAGTTGCATCTTTGTTGTCCAATTGTTTTCATGCCAAGTGTGTTCGAATCCGTAGACGAGCCAATTACCGGCTAGAAAATAACTTCTGGAACCACCTTTGAAATTGTTACGCCAATCGACGTAGACATTGTCAGCACCCATTCCAATCGTGCTGTCCCATATACCATGCCCTTTTATGGTTAGATCCATTGTGAATAGTTTATACACGCCTCGCATGTACTCAGTTCTGGCGTAGGCATCGAAATATTTGAGGTATGGGAAATCAATTTCTCCGCCACTATAGTATTCTGGCGGAGAATCAACAAATGATCGACCGAACCGACCTTTTTTGAACGTCTCTTTCTCGGGTCTGATTGTTGATCGTAATGCTCCGCTCTTCGGTTGATACGGAACGTATTTCCCACCAGTGTTGCTATCAGTGATTATAGCTTCCTTAGGGCGATTTGTTTGATCGTAAACCTGACCCAGAGTCGCAGTTACGCCAGCTGTGACAAGGCCCATTTCATGATGACCTAGACTTGGGTTTAGAACTGCCTCCCATCTTAGCATGTCACCATTACCGTTTTCATCCATCTTGCGGTAGTAGCCTAGTTCTCTCGGTTGGAATGTGCTCAGTGGGCCTACCTTGACTTCATTGTTGTGGACGCCAATTACCCAAGGTGTTCTTGAATCATCTAAAGATGATGCTAAATGGATTAGATGAGATAGCATGTCTCGTGGCGATCTTCTCATCATCCACCAAACGTTGTTTTTCGAATCATTGGTATCTGGTATCGTTATTTGAGCGTCAGGCATATAACGATTGATGACTTTTCTGATGACTTGGCTCACGTTTCCTTCGAAAGCCCCGCCGTATGCGTCTCCAATTCGAAGATAATAGTTCAGAGGGTCTATGGCTATGAATTCTGTGTAATCGATCTCAGCCTGACCATGAGGATAAACCGTGGTAATATACCCAAATATATCCCTAGTCGCAGCTTTTGGATAACCCTGCGGTCCAGGCTCGTATCTGATTTTGACTTTGACTGGTACGGGATTGGATCGAACTTGAGACATGAATCTTTTATTGCCTGCACCACCTTCAAATAAAGCATCAAGGATTGCGAAGTTGGGGTTTTTCAATTGGATTCTTATCGCATATCCATTGTTTATGAATGCCTTGATTTTCAATTCTTTTACATAATCCCCAAGATTACGATTGTCAATCGAAGGCATGAAGACATCGACTGCGGCTCTCTGACCTACAATTGGTTTTAATTCAGCGTTGGACATATGATAGCAATCGTAAAGTACAAAGAACGGGCAAGAGTCGTTTTTATTTTAGGTCAAGAGGGAAGTAAAGTGTATGCTCTGGCAAGCGAAAGAATTCCAGAGCCCCTTGCATCCCCATTATCTAAAATTCTCTATGAAACCGAAGATTTAGGATACAGGATCGGCATTCTGAAAGAACAGTTCCCCACGATATATAAGTTAGCCCTGCGTGTGTTTGACTCCAAACAACTAAAGATCATTGAGAAATATGAAAAGCCGAGATAAAGTAGTCGAACAGAATTGGGAAAACGTTCTTAATCGCCCGCCTCTACAATCGCTCAAACGTAGCGGAATCTACCGGGCTAAAGTGATCGAAACCAACGATCCACTTAACATGAACCGGCTCAGGGTCAAAGTACCCGAACTCCACGACGACGGCATGCCAGCTGAATATGCACCATGGGCATGCCCAGCCCCAAGCATAGGCGGACGTGGAGCATTCTTCTTCGTATCCGCCACAATCGGTGATTGGGTCTGGATACAATTCGAAAAAGAAGACCCCCATACGCCCGTCTACACAGGATTCGCAAATCCAACAAGACGCGGTGCTTATTCAATCCAACAAATCCACATCGAAACCCAACCAGTCCTTGACGAAAACGGAAACGAAAACAGACGACGAGTAGGCGATTTCGACTCCCGCTACCTACCAAAAGACGGACGCCCCATGAAAACGGGCTACGTCGACACCTACGGCAACTCGGATATGTCCAGTGCCGTAGGCTACTTCCCAATCGAACACCAAGAAGCCCCAGCACCAGCTGATCTTGGGACTAATTCATCCACATCAATCACTCGCCGACGAAGCCCTCCACAGGTCAACAACCCTGATCTCAAGTACATGTTGCGAATGACCAAATACGGCCATCTGCAACTCATGAGTGATCAAGGATATTATTGGAAAAAAGAAGAACAAGGTATAACTGACTCAAGGAGGCAGGAACTTGGAGAATTTACAGGCGACCGAGATCTAGACTACGCTTACGAGGCCAAGCGATGGTTGGCTATTCAACGTTTGATCTCTGAAGACGATCCAACCAGCAAAGACCGACGACGTCAGCTCTTCATGACTCGATATGGTCACGTCTTCGATATGAGAGACGTTGGGTGGGGGCAGTTAGGGCCGATCGCTTCGAAATCACGATCTGGCGAATATGGCCCAAGACGCTACGTCAGCGACGAAGAAAAACGTGATCAGCGTTTCATGCGAATGCGTACGAAAGGCGGCATGTACTTCATCATGGGTGACAGAGGATTCCACCCCGAAGAAGACAAATACGTCAAACGTCGCCTATACGATGACTTAAGGCTACAAGACCAAGAACTTGAGCGACATTGGGGTGGAACCAAAGACGCCCGTTTTATGGGGTTCATCTCTCGTTACGGTTGGAAGTTCATCCTCGACGATCGCGGAAGTGACGCAAGGAACGCCGACAAACGCGACCGCCCTCGTGGGCAGGGTATTTTGCTTAAGGGCCGAAGAAGACCAGGGACGGGCACGGACGAGGAAACGAATGCTCTAGGCAAGCAGCGTGGATTCTGGCTTCAGGTCGTAGAACGTGATGCCTTGAACCATATGCAGATGGGAAGCCCGATGGGTCATTCTATCGAGATGAGTGATAAGTATCAATACTTGATGATGGCGTCTACTTTAGGTCGTCGCTGGGGTAGTGAATGGAAAGGATTCAGGAGACATGAATACAATCCTCGCACCATGATGCAGAGGAACCCCGAAAAGAATTCTCACCATTTGAAGCTTGATCATGCTAACGAGTATATTAGGCTAAAGACTCGTGGTGGTCGTGGTCCGCAGCCAATCGGTAATGTTGTCGAGAAAGGCGTTGGTAAGAGAGAAATACAGCAAGGTTTCGAAGCTAGGGACGGCAAAGAGGGCGATGGGCCTTGGGTCGAGCTTGTTGATGCTCAGCGTCGTGGTATTTGGATGAGCAAGAGCCAACAGCTTCTGATTTTGCGTGGTAAGAAGCGTAAGAGGCTTTATATCTGGTTGAATGATGCTCCTAATCGGGAGATTGTGATCTTCAATGGTGAAAGAAATGGGAAAGTTAAGATCTACACCCAGGGTAGTATTGAGCTTAAGGCTGCGAAGGATATTACTCTTGATGCTGGGCGGTTGTTGAATCTGCGTGGTCGCCGGGTTCAAATGCAGGCTGATGCTGGTGCGAAGATGACTCTTGCGAGTAACATTTTCACTAATTGCAGAATAAGTGGTGCGGAATTCCGTGGGTTCTTCCGTGGTGTATTCCCTGGTCCTGGTGCTGGATTCCCAGTTACTTCTGGCACTGTTTCTGTCGAGCCTTTGGAACCTCCGACTCGTCCAGAGAAGATCGAGCCATCCGATCGGGGCCAAACGTATAATGGGCCTTATGAGGGAATTGATCCATCTGAATTCAACCCTCAAATTGATGATAGTACCGAGAACTGACGTATGATATTAGATTTCCCTTCTGGTTTTTATAAAAATATTCTCCCGCCTTCTCCGGAGAATAGAGGGAATGTTACATATGTCATTAGTACCGAGGCCCCACCGCGTGGGGCTCTTTTCTTCCTGAAGATTACTAATAATTTAGCTGTTGCTTCTCCGTCTTTGGTCGCAACTGATCCGCAAGGGACGATCCAATTTGGTACTTTGCGATCTTTTCGAAATATTTCGGTTATCGATACTTCACCAAGACCTATTGGGTCTGTGCTCGAATTTAATGACGAATACAAGACCTTGGATGTTCGGAATGGTTCGTTAGACGAGTCCGTCGATTTCCCAAGGTTTAGCAATGTTTCGACGGACCCTGTTAACGCTAAATTGTATCAAGCTTACGTGACAGCTCAGAAACAATTGTTGACGGCATCTCAAGAATCTAGTATTAAGCAAGTTCAGATCGAGAACACAGAACGTTCCACTAATGCTGCCATTTCGAGTTTGCAAGCTACGCAAGAAGCTTTAAAGATCCTAGTTAATGACCAAGAACTCTTGGACACTGTAACCGATCTTGAATCTCAGATTGCTGCAAATGAGAGTTTGATCGACACTTTGCGTGATGAGATTTTAGCCTTGGACGTTCAGCGTTCACAATTAGCTGATTCAGTTCGTCGTTTGTCTAAGGTGATCTCATGACCGCACGTTATATCGGATACAATCCACCATTTGTTGGTGGGCCACAGGGCATTATGAGCCAGCAATCGGATGATCGATTGATTGCTAATGATGTACTACAGAATCTTTTGATTCTGCCGGGTGAGCTGCCTTTCAGGCCAGGATTTGGTGTTAATCTTCGAAATTTTACGTTCGAGAAGCTGAATAACAAGAACCTGTCCTTACTCGAACAAGAGATCGCAACGCAAATCATTGCGAACGATCCACGCTTAATCATAAAGAAGCTCGAATTGCTACCGTTTCCGGACACTTCTCAATTAGAAATCAATCTGGTCGTGACCTTGATCGAAGATCCCGATCGCAACATTGAGATCAAACGACTGATCCAAGTATTGGCTAGGAATTAAGATGACAACAGAAATCAACATCCCAACTGAACCACGAAGTTTCGCTGTTGAGTTGCCCTCTTCTAATCTGAGACAACTAGACTTTTCAGCATTAGACTACGACACCGCTCGGCAATCCCTTATCGAGTACGTCCGGACCTACTACCCAGATGACTTCAATGATTTCGTAGCCAGCAATGGTTTCGTCATATTGATGGATATCATAGCTGCGTTGACTGACAAATTGTCACTACGTACTGATTTAATGGCTAATGAGGCATTCTTACCAACAGCTGTGACTGAAGAGGCCGTTGAAAATCACTTGCAATTGATTGGTCAACGGATTCGTCGTCAAACTCCCGCCACAGTCGAAATGGAAGTCACGGTCGACCGTCCAGTATTCACTGATGTACTAATTCCGCCTGGATCATTGGTTTCTACCATTGGACCAGATGGATCTGAGCTGTTCTACGAAGTTTATAAGGGACCGGGTGATTGGACCAGTAATATTGTCATCCCAGCCGGTAAGCGTGGTGTTGTGGCCTGGGGCGTGCAAGGTCAATTTGTCGCTGAATTCAATGAGGTCGCTCTAGGCGGGCCTAACCAGCGATACGATCTATTTGACGATAGCATCCTGCCTGATCCAATTTATGTTGAGGTCACTTATGGTGGTGTCACTAGAAATTGGCGGGTAATTCAAGAACCGATTCAGATTTATGGCCCGCAAGATGAGGTCGTCGAGATTCAATTCTTTACCACTATTGAAGGCCAACCCGTTGCTCGTTTCATTTTCGGAGATGATTTCAACGGCAAAGCACCAATTTCGGGTTCTGAGATCGTTATCAGGTATCGGACCGGTGGCGGGACAGCTGGACGGATAGCAGCTGGTGCTATCGATCAGCCCCGTACTATCCGTCTGGACGGGAGATCGTTCTCCGTGAACTTTAGGAACATTTCACCTAGCGTCGGGGGTACGAACCGCGAAAGTGTCGCGGACGCTAAACGGAGAGCCCCTAGCACATATGCTTTACATTCTGTTGTGGTGACAGCAAATGATTATGCTCATTTCGCCAATAGCTTCAGTCATCCGGTTTATGGTGAGATTGGTAAGTCTGCTGTGATTTTGGAGACTTCTCCCAACAAGAACATCGTTGATCTTTATGTCCTTGCTGCTGGTAATGATGGTTTACCGATTTCGGCAACCGTCCAATTGAAAGAAGCTCTCGTCAGTTCGTTGTCTAGTTTGAATGTTGTGACTGATGAGATTCGGATTAAGGATGGTATAATCCATGCTATTGATCTTGAGATGATTGTCGTGTTGGATCGGAATGTTGATGGTCGGATTGTCCAAAATAAAGTCAATGATGCTTTGACTGGGTTTTTTGCATTGGATAATTTCGATCTTGGAGAACCATTGTATATTTCTAATTTGATAGAGACGATTGAGCAGATCGGAGGCGTGAGGTACATAGATTTAAAGTCACCCAATAAGAACATCATCGCTAGTGGCAGACTTGCAGATGGCGATCCCAACTTCATTGGGGTTAATGAGATCATCACTCTTGGTACCAGCAAAGTTGACTTTTTCTACGACAACATCGCTCCTGGGAATGCTGTGCTATGAACGATCCGCTAGATTATCAAGTCAAGAACTGGGGCAAATCGGCATATCTCGGTTCTTACAATGGTGTGATGGTCTGGCAGGGATTTATAGTGAAGGGCGATGGCGATGGTAAATGTAGTGTGCATCATCATGCACGTGATTACAATGAGATTATAGTAATCTCGGGAAAGATTCGGATCAATCATTTCCACGAAGATGATTTAATTAATCCTGATCGCTTTGTGGATCTTGTCTCCGGTGAGCGTGCCACCATTCATCCTGGTGTAATTCATCAGTTTCAAGTTTTAGAGGACGGAGTCATAATGGAATTGTATTGGTCCAAACCCGTCTTTGATATAGTGCGACACAATGTCTGAAAAATCAGTTATACTCTGGAATGTTCATTTCGATCAAGATAAATTCAGTTATACTTATAACAACTTCGAAAAGCTCATCCAGGCCGTTGATACTTTCGCTGATCTACAAATCAGCGATGGTATAGCTAATAAAGATGAGGCTATTGAGAAAGTCTCATCTAATGTTAAAGAGCATTTACAATTGGACGAAGCTGAAGGGATGTACGTCATTATGATCGGTGACGCACAGGTTCAAATCAAGAAAATCATTCTTGATGAACAGAATCCAGTGGTTAAGGCTTTGATCGCGGCGTATCCGCAAGTGAATAAGAAGACCAAGAAATCAATTGATCTTCTTATTTCGGAACCTCTATCTTCTTAACGCTCAGTATCGAGTTCGGCTAGTAGTTGTTGTTTCATCTGCCGAGTGAATTGAGCCCCCAATGCTGCAGTATCATAGGGGTGTCCCTGTGTGAATACAATGGGGGTATCGCCATCGTGGGGTTTGATGATGATAACAGCATCGCATTCGCCCGGAACGTTCTCCTTGATCGTGGTCATTAGTTCGACCATTCGCTCATCAAAGGTGTTTTCTGGTTGATTCGCTTCGTGTTGTTCTATCTTAGAAGCGAAATTTTCGTCAATCGGCTCTTGGGACGCATTATCTGACATGTTAGAGACTCTTTCTTTGAATTCGGATGAAGTTTATGAAATCTGTCAAAGACACTTTACCAATGTTGGATTGCCACTGCGTCCAGCGAAAGGCACGCCTTTAAAACTTAGCTACATCTGGAAACACGTACAAAAACTGACCAAGAAGTTCGTTGAATGGGACTTCACTTCTGACGAGATCGACGCATACATACGTATCGCAGCCCATCGAATTAGCCGATTGCCGCCCAGGCAGCAAAGTCTCCAGAATGTCGTCAAAGCTGACATACTAGACTTCTGTTATGACGAACTTCAACGGCAACAGACGAGCATTGATGAGCTACAAGTTGAATTCCATCAAATACACGAATGGTTCAAGGCAACATGTGGCACCGACGCACAGAGTCAGTTGACTCATTTGCTTCGAAGGCATAAAGCAGGTGCTCTCCCAAATATCATCGTGTATTTTCAACAAGGGCAACTGAGCAAAGCCTACATTGCGTTCTCTTCAGTATGCCGCGAAGCTCTTAATGTCATTGCTCACCACCATCCCGACGAACGCAAGTTCTGTGCCAGCAATGCCGCGTTGCATTACATGACGCACTACAAGTTCAAAGCACAATCTTCCTCAATTAAGCAGATCCTCGGAGAGTAGTTTTATGTCCGGTCTTTTGTCAGATCCCAATTTTCACAGTAACGACACAGTACACAATTCAACCCGCATAGTAAGGAACGTAGTAGACAGCTACGGATTCACAGCGGGGCCAGACGAGGAATTCGGCCTCAACGACTCATTCCTCAACGGATTCAAGGGACGAGACCCTGAATTTGGATACAACGGACTAGGCGAAGTCACCTATTATCGCACCTATTCAAGGCTGAAAGAAAACGGCGGCAAAGAACACTTCTGGGAAACAATCAATCGAGTCGTCGACGGAACATTCGAAATCCAACGCCGACACTGCCACCGATTCAACCTCCCATGGGACAGGATGCGAGCACAAGACTCAGCACAAGAAATGTTCCAACGCATCTGGGACTTCAAATTCGTCCCGCCCGGACGCGGCCTTTGGGTCATGGGCACACCATTCATGTGGCGAGCAGGCGGAGCAGGATTAAATAATTGTTTCGCACACGAGACAGAATTTATCACAAGAGAAGGGATCAAAAAGCTTGGCGATTGCGTCAACACCACACAAAAGATTTTGACTTCTGGTGGCAAATGGGTCGATGCGAAAATCAAAAGCTTTGGAGAACAACAACTTACTAAAGTTGTGCTCCGTCGTGGTCGATGGCGTAAAGTTATTCATGCCACTCCAGATCACCGTTGGTTTGTTCATTCTAAATCACGAAAATTCGCCACAGTTGGTGCTGCCGATGATTCGAATAATACTTGTACTCGTGAATGTACCACTGAAGAGTTGAAAGATGGTCTTCGGTTGTCAATGAATTTTGGTCAAGGAATTAATAATTCCAATTTACGACCAAGTGCGTTTGGTATCGCTCATGGTGTCTGTTTCGGCGATGGCACAACCGGATCGGATAATGAAAGTCATGGAACATATTTGTATTTATGCAAACCCAAAGACGCACAGCTAGAAAGGTTTTTCCTTGCGTCCCATCGCACTGAAGCCCCAGAAAGGGGTGAACACGGTGCGATACGTGTTGCTGATCTCCCGAGAGCTTTTAGAAGGGCTCCAGATTTAAACGAATCGTTGACTTACCTTTACGGTTTCTTGTGCGGATATTTTGCAGCTGATGGAGACGTCACCGACAAGGGGACTGTCAGAATTGCATCATCTGAACGGCAAAATTTGGAACTTGTTCAATCTGTTTGTGCTATTCTTGGAATTGGGACGTTCGAGATCTCACAAGGTCTGCAGACAATCAAAAAAGATGGACAAGTTAAGAAATTTATTGGATATCGTCTTACTTTGATGGCCGAGTACCTTAATCCAGAATTTTTCTTGATCGATGATCATCGTGAAAGATTCGAAATTCGAATTAGTGCAAGTCGGAAGAAGATCTCCACATATCAGTCATGGTATGTCGATTCTGTGGAATCCACTTGTAGAACAGAAGAAGTCTTTTGTCCTCAAGTTCCTGAAACTTATTGTTTCACATTGGCTGGTAATATTCTTACTGGTAACTGCGGATTCGTCAGCACGAACCAAGACTTCCACGAAGACCCGGCCCAACCCTTTGCTTTCGCAATGGACATGCTCATGTTGGGCGTCGGCATCGGATTTGACACAAAGGGAGCCGACGTAGTAATGGTTCGCAAACCCGTCGACAGACGAACCAAATACATCATCGACGACAGCCGAGAAGGATGGGTCTTGGCATTCATCGATCTGGTGCACTCCTACACACTACATCCCGAGTACGGCAGATTCACCTACGACTTCAGTGAAATCCGACCCAACGGAACACCTATTAAAGGATTCGGCGGCGAAGCATCAGGCCCCGGTGAACTCGAAAAACTATTGTTCCGTGTCGATGATTTCTTCGGCAAAATGGTCGGTCGACGCATGAACAGCGTTGATATTACCGATCTGATGAACATGGTCGGCAAATGCGTCGTCGCGGGTAACGTCCGACGAAGTGCTGAGATCGCATTTGGTTTCCCTGGCGATATTGAATATCGCTCGATGAAGAACCCCGTTCGAGATCTGAGCGGCGAAGAAACCGAGAAATTCTACAAGGTCACTGGCGACCTTTATGGCAAAAACCGTTACTCAGCGACCGTTGAAGACTTCACTGGATGCGATATCCAGAGCGATAAGCTCGATAGAGCAATTGACGTCTGGAACGCTTGCAACGATCGTCGCTGGGCTTCAAACAATTCAGTGTTCAGCGAAATCGGCATGGACTACACTGACGTTGGCCAGCAAACAGCTGCTAACGGCGAACCCGGTTACATCTGGCTTGATAACATGCGGGATTATGGCCGCATGAAAGACGGTTTTCAGCCTGGGATTGATGGTCGTGTGATGGGGAGCAACCCATGCTTTGCTGGTTCTGGAAATTTGTTTACAGATTCTGGTTACAAAAACATTGAGAATTTGTGGAAAGAACAAGGAGCATTGTTGTTTGATGGTTTTGATGCCGACATGCTAGATAAATATGGTAGCCAATCTATTATTAATAACAATGGAATTTCTAAAGCCACTAAAATTTATAAAACTGGTGACAACCAAGAAGTTTTTAGAGTTAAATTCAATGATGGTTCATGGATTGATGCCACAGAAACTCATGAATTTATAGTTCTTAATCGTACTGTGCGTAGAATTGGTGGCGGGAAAAAGAAAACGTTTTTTGATGAGCAGCGATGCAAATTGGCCAATTTGCAAATTGGTCAATTGATACCTTTAAATCAGCAAGTTCATTTCGGCACATTTCATGATCCTGTTTATTCTGAGCTTTCTGGATGGTGTATTGGCGATGGGTCTTTAAGCCCACGATCATCTGGCCAAACAAGAGCAGAATGTACTGTTTATGATGAAGATTCTGTTGATGTTTTGCCACGTTTGCGTGGATTGATGTTACAATTGTTTGAAACTCATAGTAAATCTAAAAATGTTCAGCCAGAGTATGCCGGTTGGGAAAGAGATTTTTCGGGTTCTTCATTTGATCATCAAGAGACTAGAATTGGTTCAAATGTTTTAGGTCGTCTTTTAGCCGAAGATGGTGTTATCTGTGGAAATAAACACCAAGTGCCCTTTAGCGTTTTAAACGGCACGAAAGCCACACTTTGTGCATTCCTTCGTGGTTTAGCTTCTGCAGATGGCTATGTCAATTTAACTAAGAATTCTATTTCTATTAGAATTTGGCAAGTAAATGATTCTTTGTTGCGTGAATGTCGTCTTTTGCTCAATCAACTTGGTATTGCGTCCACTGTTCAGTTTCGACACAATGAACGCAAATTGAAAATGAATGATGGTAAAGGTGGTCTTAAAGAATATAATTGTAAGCCAGGTTGGGAGTTAATTGTTTCTGGTATAAAACAAACTTCTAAATTCTTAGATGATATCGGATTTATTCAAGATTGGAAATCTGCAAAAGCCGTTCAATGGTTACAAAGTCATCGTGGTTCAAATAATTCTAATACTGGTAGATATGTTAACATCGAATCGATCGAATCAATTGGTTGGCAACCAGTTTACTGCTTGACTGAACCAGAAACCAATCAAGTTGTTGTTAATGGTTATCAAGTTGGACAATGCGTAGAACAGACCCTCGAATCGTACGAATTGTGTAATCTTGTCGAGACTTTCCCGTCGAAGCATGACAATGAAGACGATTACATGCGGACCATCAAGTACGCTTACTTGTACGGCAAAACGGTCACGCTCTTGCCGACTCACAATAACCGCACCAACCGCGTTATGCTTCGTAATCGCCGGATTGGCTTGAGCCAATCAGGTATTGTCCAGGCGATGGAGAAGTTCGGGCGACGTAGATACCTGCAGAATTTCTGCGATGCTGCCTACAGCGAAATCCGAAGATGGGATAACATTTACAGTGAATGGCTCACCTGTCGAGAATCAGTCAAAGTCACCAGTGTCAAGCCGTCTGGCACAGTCAGCCTACTGGCTGGTGTGGCTCCTGGTGTTCACTTTCCTGAGGCCCGGTCATACTGGCGTCGAATGCGTATTAATAAGAATCACTCGCTGGTTGGTATCCTTGCAGAAGCGGGTTATCACATTGAGCCTTCTGTTACTGATCCGGACAATACTATCGTTGTCAAGTTCGGTGTCGAAGATGAGGGCGTCCGTCCAGTAGCCGATGTTTCGATCTGGGAACAGATGGACAATGTTGCTTCAATGCAATACTACTGGGCTGACAATGCCGTTAGCGTGACGATCAAGTTCGATCCGGATGAAGCCAAAGACATTCCCACGATTCTGTCTCATTACGAGGATCGAATCAAGGCAGTGAGTTTCCTGCCGAAGACGAACCATGGGTACGTACAAGCTCCTTATGAAGCTGCTGATCGTGAAGAAGTGAGGGATTATCTTGCTGGTTTGAAAGAGATTGATATGTCTCAGTTGGTTGAAGAAGCCGTTGGTGAGAAATATTGTGATTCTGACAAATGCGTGTTGAACTGACACACCGTTTTTGATAATTGAGCAGACAGACCCCTGTAGAATAAAATTTATTCTATCAGGGGTCTTGTCGTATTAGGATTCTCGAACGTATTAAAAACACGTTGATCTTACACTGAGGTATGATGGATGAGAGCTGTACTGAGAGATAATAAACACGTCTATCTCGACACAATTTCGGATGCCGAATCCCAGATTTTATGGGAAGCGTTTACATTCGAAGATCCGAATGCTTATAGAACCACAAGCACGGCTCGTAGCTGGCAGGGAAAATATCGAAAATTCGATCGTATCAATAAACGGGTAGTCAGAACATTCTTAGGGCGTCTGGCTTTCCAATGCCGGAAACATGATCTCCCATTTCATGTTGAAGATCAACGCCCAAAATGGAAATACACCTACATCGACGAAAAGCTTGTCGATAAGGATTTCTTGCCCGGCATCACTCTCGAAGACTACCAAATAGCCGCAATTAAGAAGGGTATCAAGTGTGAGTGCGGCATATTCAAACTCACCACCGGGGCCGGTAAAACAGAGATCATAGCCGGGATGTGTAAGGCAATTAATTGTCCTACTCTGATTCTTGCTGATATGACCGTTGTGGTTTCTCAACTTAGCGATAGACTGAAATTGCGTGAAGTGGCTAGTGAGATCGGTATGTTTTTCGCTGGCGAAAAGCCTAACGGAGAGCAGATCGTCATCGGATCTATCCAAAGCCTCAACCCGCCCAAACCGCCCAAGGACGAGCCAGAAGAGGGCTCGTATAAGAACGAAAAGACATTCAAGCAGGCTCATAAGCGTTGGGAATCATCGCTTTTGGCTTATGAGACGCGGAAACGCAATTATAAGATGTTGATGGAGTATGTGAAGAATGCGGAGATGATAATTGTTGATGAATGTGATCACAGCAACTCTTCGACTTATAAGCAAGTAATTCGTAAGCTTTTTAATGGTCGACGTCGATATGGGTTCTCGGCTACCCCGTTTGATGATGAAAAGCCGATTTCGAATTTGAATGTCGAAGAGAATTTCGGCTACATTATTTTCGAAATGCAACGTAAAGAAATCGAGGCTCGGGGCCGGATCATTCCGTTGAAGTATCGAATGATGGTTTATGAAGACCCCCAATTCGATCTTCATAATAAGATTGTTTTGGATGAAGCGACGAATCTGTTCATGGTTGAGAATCAGAGATTCCATGATCTAATTCTTGCTATTGTGCAATTCCATGCTGGTGAGAAGAATATGATCCTTGTGGATAGAATTCCGTTGGGTGAGAATTTGCTTGAGTCGGCTCGTGCGAGAGGTATGACTGCAGGGTTCATTTATGGTAAGACGCCAAAGCGGGAGAGGACTGAATTTATTGATCGTTTTGCTGCTGGGGACCTCGATGTTCTAATTGGAGGGAAAATAGTTAATAGAGGTCTTGACGTCAAGGGTGGCGTCGATAACCTGATAATGGCTGCTGGCGGGAAATTGAGATCCGATTTCCTGCAGAAGATTGGACGTGCTCTAAGGGTAAATAATAGAGGATTCAGCTACGTGTACGACGTGCTGTTCCGATGCAATCATTACCTGTACGAGCATGGCAAAGCCAGACTCAAAACCATCGTCGATGCAGAATACGATTCTGCGGTCAATTTTGGACATGATACAATAGATGGTCCTACTCTCATCAAACGCAACTTCCGACCTCCGGCCAAGCCTAAAGCCGGACAGAGAAGAATTGAAGAAAAAACACTATTTCATCAATGAAATCGTTGAATGGAAACTGACCCGGTATATCTGGACCGGGACCACTAGTGTAATCTACCGAAACTCCATCATGGAGCACGCCAATGAGCTGATTATTCAACTCATTCGCAAACAGGGCCTCTACAACATCTACCGAGGTCATGATCCCAGTGCGTTGAACGAGCTTGTGCATGTCGCGTACATGCAAATCGAACGCACCCTCTACAAATACAGAGCCCGTGCTCATTGTCGCGGTTGCTTCTCGTATGATCGCCCCAATGCCTCGGTTCTTTATGATCCGGCTGCTTTCGAGTTCGGGATAATCAATCCGGATCGATTGGTGCAGATGTACCCCAAGTGTCCACATTGTGGACAGGTCTTAAAGAATGACGGGTATATCGAGCCTTCCCAAGGGTTGTATGGTGGGACTTATCATGTTCTTTATAGGGGCATGTCTAAGGTCTTTAACATGTGGTCGCAGGTGGCTCGCACGGTTATCCTGGCGTATGTGAAGAAGGACACTCGGGACGTACGCAATGGTGATAATTACACTGAGTTTATCTCGCGTAAGCACTCAAATGGCAACAATGAGCAGTATACTAGTGCTTTGCTGCAGGCTAAGCGGGAGATGTGGTTTAATCCTGATTATTGTGATGTGGTTGATGCTTTGATTGAGCTTTCGAGCGAGTCGGACCCTGATAAGAATTTCAAGAAGAAATTATGTACTATATCTGGAGTCGAACGTAAAAGTGTTGACCATGCATTGGTCGTCCTACGTGTAATGATGGAATTGCATGCTGAGAATTTCGATGCACGAGAATTGCGATGCAGTTAAATCATATTACTGACGGTGCTTTCTTTCCTCATAAGTGGGGAGATCCTGTCAGTTCATTTGTTGATCCCAAGGAACGAGATAGATGGCTAAAACGAACAAATCCGACTGGGTCCTCGCAGTCTGCACCGGCCAAGCCCCGGCGTTCGAAAAAGTCCAAGAAATCCTCGAAGGAAAAAACATCCAAATAACGCCCAGGGATTACATTGAAGCCTGTCAGCGGAACGGGCTTAACCCGGACATAGATCCTACCTTTATCAAAATTGCAGAAGGTAGTGCTACCCTTGAGGATGTTAATCTTCTATTAGAGGATGTTGCAAGCTCCGTGCGTGATAGAATTCAACGCCGGATTAGGAAGAACCCTACCAAGGGGCATATAACTCCAGGTGGTCATCAGAAACTTGGTAACATTCGACCTTCTGGAAGAGTGAACCCCAAGCGTAAACGATCGGGCCACACTCAGGAACATGGTAGAGGTGAACATGGACACGACAAATCAACCGACTCCCAGCGACAATCCGCAGCCAACGAGTCCGCAGATAACGAACCCGATGGAAGAGATGGAGGCGATGCTGAGTGAGCTTGATGGCACACTCGCAGACCCGCCACAAGTCGGAGAGTTAATGGAGCAAGAATCCTCTAGCCAAAAAGTTACGCAGAGGATTATCCAGGAAACCGACGACCAAATTGAAGAAGACGACCGTGACGAATTCGAAGACTACGTCATCGAAAAAGCACAAGCAATAACAAATCTTGTACTCACTAACTGTGCTGAAGATCGCGAAGAAGCAACAGCCGCCATTCAAATGATCAAAGACCTGATTCAAAGTCAGGACAAAGTCGTCCACGGCGGAACTCTACAAAGACTTCTCCAAGCAATCGACACCCGATCCAGCATCAGCCAAACCGTCGTCAAAGTCCTGGAATCTCAGGCGAAAATTCTATCTGCTCGCAAAGGTCCCTCTAAGAACATAACTAATAATTCAACCAATACAGCGGTTGGAAGTGCTGGCCTCGTAGCCATGCTCGAAAACGGTATGAAAAGTAAGGGTCAATAGTGAACGAACTCGAAAAAGAAATACACAAATGCCAAAGCTCTATCGCATATTTCCTATCCCAACATTGCCACATTCAGCACCCATCAGCTGGCATCATCCCGTTTAACCCATTCAAGTATCAACTCAACGCACTAAGCCAATTCGACAGCCACAGGTTCAACATCGTAAAAAAATGCCG